ATGCGTTTCTCCGCAGGATCCAAAGAGAAAAGCGTCAGTTAGAAATTAAAAACAAAATCCTTGAGAAGTCTGGTTATAGTGAAGTCTTCTATGACGATGGCGTTGACGGAATGGGATATTCCGACTATAATCAAATCAAGGATAATGTACATAGTAAACTTCGCGGATGAAACTGACAAAAGAACTAGCTACTGCACTAGAAAATCTAGGATGGGAGGAAGGTGATAACATTGCCGTTGAAATTGGTGGAACCTCTGTCTATGAAATTGAAGGTGCAGGAACAAAGTGGGCACCAGTAAAGGGAACACGTAAGTATAACAAAGATGCATTCATTGTTATCAAAAACCTTGACCGTAATCCTACAGTTCCTTCTCAACCAAACCCTGAATTAAAGCAGCATCATGCCTGATCCTAACGCACTATACGATGATATGGAGAAACTCAATGCTCTCTATGAAGAACTCTGTTGGGGTCACGATGATGAACTAGTGTTCACCCATGATGGAAAAAGAGTTATCGTTTATAACAAGACTTTAGAAGAAGAATGAAAGTTGCAATTATCACGGATCAACATTTTGGAGCAAGAAAGAACTCAAAGTTGTTCCATGATTATTTTCTAAAGTTCTACAATGAAGTATTCTTTCCTCGTTTAGAGGCAGAAGGTATCACTACCGTAGTGGATATGGGTGATACCTTTGATAGCAGAAAGGGAATTGACTTTTCTGCATTATCTTGGGCAAAGAATAATTACTATGATAGACTCCGTGATATGGGAGTTACTGTTCATACCGTAGTTGGTAACCATACAGCATACTATAAAAACACAAATGAAGTAAATGCTGTAGATCTACTGCTCCGCGAATATGACAATGTAAAAGTATATTCTAAGTGTGAAGAAGTTCTCCTAGATAAACTAAAAGTATTGTTTATTCCCTGGATCAATGCGGAAAATTATCAAAGTACTGTCGAATCTGTTAAAGTTTCAAATAGCATATGTGCGATGGGGCACCTTGAGCTCAACGGATTTAGAGCGCATCGCGGACACGTCATGGAAGAAGGTTTGGATTGCGACCTCTTTAAGAAATTCACTAAGGTCTTCTCTGGTCACTTCCATACACGATCTGACGACGGACGAATCTATTACCTAGGCAATCCGTATGAGATGTTTTGGAACGATGCTAATGATAAGCGTGGTTTCGTCATCTTTGACACTGACACTTTAAAGTGGGAGTATGTCAACAATCCTAATAGGATGTTCTATAACATCTACTATGAGGATACAAATTATCAGACATTTGATACCCGAGAGTATGAGAACAAGATTGTAAAAGTCATTGTTCGTAAAAAGTCTGACCCTAAAAAGTTTGAAAGGTTTATTGATAAACTTTATTCTTCTGGCGTATTTGAATTAAAAGTCGTTGAGAACTTTCAGATGCAAGAGAGTGAAGAGTTTGAGGCATTTGAGTCAGAAGACACGCTTTCTATTCTGAATAGATATATCGAAGAGTCTGAGATAAACCTTGAAAAATCTACCATTCAGCGGATAGTTCAAGAAGTATATCAGGAAGCATGTGAGATGGTTTGATGTTTATTTTAACTAAGTTAGGGAGGGAAGACGAAGGAGCATATTCTGTTCAAAATGAAGAGGGTGATCAGATATTGTATCTCTTTGAAGATGAAGATGATGCGACAAGATATGCTATGATGTTAGAAGAAGATGGCAACTATCCTGAGATGCATCTTATAGAAGTAGATGATGATATGATGATAGCTATCTGTGAATCACATGGTTATGACTACACTGTGATCACGCCAAATGATATTGTAATTCCGCCAAAAACTGAGCATGATTTTATTTGAAAAGATTCGTTGGAAAAACTTTTTAAGCACAGGTAATCAATTTTCTGAAATTGACTTTCAAAAAAATTCAACCACTCTGATTGTTGGTAGTAATGGTGCAGGTAAAAGCACAGTGTTGGATGCACTGACTTTTGCTCTGTTTGGAAAACCATTCCGTAAGATAAACAAACCACAACTTCCAAACTCTACTAATGAAAGAGATTGTAGGGTGGAGGTTGAGTTTTCTGTTAACAATATTAATTGGAAAGTGTGTCGTGGAATTAAACCGAATGTCTTTGAAATTCATAGAGGTGACAAACTTTTAGACCAGTCTGCAGCAGCACTTGATCAGCAGAAGTGGTTGGAGCAAAACGTTCTGAAGATGAACTATAAATCATTCACTCAGATTGTAATTTTGGGTAGTAGCACCTTTGTTCCCTTCATGCAACTATCTGCTGCTAATCGACGTGAGGTGATTGAGGATCTTTTGGATATTAAGATCTTTTCCTCTATGAATACAATTATTAAAGATAAGATTCGACAGACGAAAGAAAACGTTAAAGTTCTCAATTTGAAGAAAGAATCTCTTAGTGATAAAGTAGACATGCAGCAAAACTTTATCGAGCAACTAGAGAACACTGGTAAAGAAAAAATTGAAGAAAAAGAAGAAAAGATTGGTCAACTTCTTGTAGAAGAAAATGACTATACGAATGCTAATATTAAAATTTTTGAGGAACTGGAAGACTTTAATAAGGTATTGGAATCTTACACAGGAGCAACCGAAAAACTTCGTAAGTTAGGAAACCTCAAAGGAAAGATCTCACAAAAAGTATCTACCATTACTAAAGAGCATAAGTTCTTCACAGAAAATACGGTCTGCCCTACCTGCACACAGTCAATTGATGAAGAGTTTAGAATAAATAAAATTAAGGACGCTCAAACTAAAGCAAAGGAGTTGCAATCTGGTTATAAAGAATTAGAGCAGGCAATTAAAGAAGAAGAAGAGCGAGAGCGTCAATTCATTGCTCTATCTAAGGAGATTACTAAACTCAATAATGACATTTCTAAAAACAATACTAGGGTCACTGGATGCCAACGGCAAGTCAGAGATCTGGAATCGGAAATTCAAAGAATTACCGAGCAACTTGCAAATAGAAATATTGAGCATGACAAGTTAGAAACCTTTAGGGAGGATCTCCAAAAAACTTATGACGAATTAGTCACTTATAAAGAACAAATTAATTATTATGATTTCACTTACGGATTGTTGAAGGACGGTGGAGTTAAGACTAAAATCATTAAGAAGTACCTACCGCTGATAAATCAGCAAGTAAACCGTTATCTACAGATGATGGACTTCTACATAAACTTTACTCTTGATGAGGAGTTTAATGAAACCGTTCAGTCTCCAATCCATGAAGATTTTTCATATGCTTCTTTTAGTGAAGGTGAAAAACAAAGAATCGACCTAGCACTTCTCTTCACCTGGAGGGAAGTTGCCAGGTTTAAAAATTCAGTTTCAACAAATCTTATGATCCTGGATGAAGTCTTTGACAGTTCACTTGATGGTCAAGGAACCGAAGAATTTCTTAAGATCATTCGATACGTAATTAAGGATGCTAACATCTTTGTAATCTCTCACAAGACTGGAATGGAAGACAAGTTTGAGAATGTATTGCGTTTTGAAAAAGTAAAAGGATTTAGTTCAATGGTCTAAATATAGTGTGTCTGCGAATATCATATGCTATCGACAGAGTATCGACTGAGATTGGAATACATTTGTAAGCGCATTACGAATGGTGAAGAAGTCAAACTAGAGGATATGATATGGGCAGAGAAGTTAGGTAAGGCAAATACAACTGCTAGAGAGTGGTTAAGGAAAGCAAGAAGAACAGCTGCTAACCCTGACATGAAAGAAGGTGGGATGGACGATTTTATGAATAGGATGGGATTAGGAGACCCGGACCCATCCAATCACAAGACGGGTTTTAGTGGTGCTGATGATATAGTAGAATGGTTCCAAAGCGATAAACCTGATGACTGGCGACAACGTGACTAAGAACTGGCAGCACAATTCTGGTAAGGATAAAAAGGGCAAAGGGACTTGTAAAGGTAGACTACGAGCCCGGAAAGAATCTTTGCGCCAATTGAAAAACCGGTACATGACCTCCCAGAAACGGGAGGTTTCTTCGTATAATGGTTTCATAGAAAACAAGACACATGGCAGTCAATTACGAAATCAAGTCGCAACTTGCTAAGCTGCTTGCCACTGAGGACCTGGTGGTTGAGCACAAGAATATTGATACCGCACAGTTTAATGTTCAGACTCGTGTATTGACTCTCCCTATGTGGGATAAAGCGAGTAACTTTGTGTATGACATGCTAGTTGGGCACGAGGTAGGACATGCTCTATATACACCTAATGAAGATCCTCCGCAGGATGTTCCACACTCGTTCATCAACGTGACCGAAGATGCACGTATTGAGAAATTGATGAAGCGTAAGTACGCTGGAATGTCGAAGACTTTCTTTCGGGGATACCAAGAACTCAACAGTGACGACTTCTTTGAACTTGAGGAGGTTGATGTCAACAAGATGAATCTTGCCGACAAAGCAAACCTTTTCTTTAAGATCGGCAATTTTATTGATATTAATTTCAATCTTGCTGAGCGACAAATTGTTGACATGATTTCTGCAGCAGAGACTTTTGATGATGCTGTAGATGCTGCCAGGACTCTGTATGAGTTTTGTAAAGAAGAACAGAAGAAAGCAGCAGAAGCGTTCTGTCCTCCTAACCCTACCAGCGAAGGTGGACAGCAAAGTGCAGATGTAGAGGAAGAGTCACCTGATCAGGAAGAGGGTACTGCTGAGGCAGAAAAGCAAGAATCTGAGCAAGATTCTCCTAATGAGACTGAATCTTATGGTGGAACTGCTGAACTAGAAATAGAGGATCCTTCAGTATTTACTGATGAGACTCTTCAAAGTAAACTTAAAGATTTGATTACTGAAAATCAAAGTCCGAATCACTATGTTGAACTTCCTCAAGTAAACCTTGATAGTGTTATCGTTGATAACCAGGAAATTCATAATTTGATTGATGAGTCTTACGCTCAATATGTGAATCAAACTAATGGTAAACTGGGGCATGATGATGATGTATTCAAAAAATTCAAACAGTCTGCTCAGAAAGAAGTAAACTATCTGGTCAAAGAGTTTGAATGTCGCAAGGCAGCAGATTCATATGCTCGTGCTACAACTTCTCGTACTGGTGTGCTCGATTGCTCTAAACTGCACACTTACAAATACAATGAAGATCTTTTTAAAAAAGTAACTGTTCTTGCTGATGGCAAAAATCATGGTCTTGTATTTGTTTTGGACTGGTCTGGTTCAATGCAATATGTTCTGCAAGACACGATCAAACAATTGTTTAATTTGATTTGGTTCTGTAATAAAGTAAACATTCCTTTTGAAGTGTATGCATTTACTAATGAGTGGAATCAAACTGAATGGGATAACCAAGGTAACTTGATCGAACATCCATTACACTATGAAGAAAAAGAGGGTCTTCTTTCAGTCTCCCCTGATTTCTCTATGCTGAATCTTTTGAGCAGCAAAGTGAAAGACATTGAAAAGCAGATGCTCAATATTTGGAGACTTGTAGAATCCTTTCTATCCTGCCATCCCTATGTTATGTCATCACCTAGGAAGTTGGGTCTCTCTGGCACTCCTTTGAATGAAGCACTGATTTCTCTTCATCAGATTCTCCCAATGTTCCAGAAAGAAACCAAAGTTCAAAAAGTTCAATGTATTGTGTTGACTGATGGTGAAGCTAACCATGTTCCTTACCATGTAAAAATTAAGCGTCCTTGGGAAGATGAAGAGTGTATTGGACGTAATAATCTTCGGATGAATACTTTTATCCGAGATCGCAAACTTGGAACAACTTATAGTATCGGATATCGTTGGCATGAGTTTACTGATACTTTGTTGACTAACTTGAAAGATCGTTTCTCTAACATAAACTTTATTGGTATTCGTGTGCTTGAAGGTAGGGATGCTAGTTCTTTTATCAGAATGCACAATGACGGTGCAATGGACGAAAACTATATGAAGACGTTGAAAGAGTGGAAAAAGCATCGTAGTTTCACAATCAAAAGTTCTGGGTATGATGCTTACTTTGCAATGTCTGCAACATCACTGGCAGACGATTCTGAATTTAATGTTGATGATGGAGCTAGTAAAACGAAAATCAAGCAAGCATTTATCAAGTCTTTGAAGACTAAGAAACTAAATAAAAAAGTCCTTGGTGAGTTTGTTTCTTTAGTTGCATGACCGAATATAAAGATAATTGGAAGGAGATTGCTAAAGCATCTGAGAAGGATCCAAAAGTTATAGACATCCTTGAGAATGGTCCTAGGTCTCTCACTCAATCGTGGTTGTTGCAAGCAATGCGATACAAATACGGTCGAAAAGAAAAGTGACACACAGGCGGGTTTGAGACCCGCCTTTACCGTATATAATAACTTCAGTTCAAACAAAGCAAATGGCATTGTCCGCCGAATACATTCGCACTTCACTTCAAAACCTTTACGGCACCGAATTCACTGCTGCTGATATTCGTGCATGGTGCAACATGAACGACTGTGCATATCAGACTGTCACCAATAAACTGACTGACTACAAAGTTGGTCGTGGCAAGTGGAATTTGGAGGTAACGAAAGAAACAGTGCAAGAACTGGAAGTATCTTACAATGCTCCTGCAGCAATGCCTGCTATTGAACAAAACCTTATCCCCAAAAAAGATGATACCTTCGTCCAGTTTGGTAATTTCAGTTCTATTAAAAAAATTATTCAGTCCCGTCTCTTCTACCCTACGTTTGTCACGGGTCTCTCGGGCAATGGTAAAACGTTCTCTATTGAGCAAGCATGTGCCCAACTCGGACGAGAACTCATCCGTGTAAACATTACTATTGAAACTGATGAAGATGATCTTATTGGCGGTTTCCGCCTTGTTGATGGTGCAACCGTCTGGCACAATGGCCCAGTCATTGAAGCACTCCAACGAGGAGCTATCCTGCTCCTTGACGAGATTGACCTCGCCAGCAATAAAATTCTCTGTCTCCAAAGCATTCTTGAAGGAAATGGAGTCTTCCTTAAAAAAATTGGGAAGTTTGTCCAACCCAGTGCAGGTTTCAACGTCATCGCAACCGCAAACACTAAGGGTAAGGGTTCAGACGATGGACGATTTATTGGAACTAACGTGCTCAACGAAGCATTCCTTGAGCGATTCCCTGTCACCTTCGAGCAGGCGTACCCCACGCCATCCACGGAGCTGAAGATCCTGGAAGGTGTAGCACGCGACCTTAATGTGGTTGCTCCTGAGTTCTGCAAGCGTCTTGTGGACTGGGCAGACATTATCCGTAAGACCTTCTATGATGGTGGTGTGGATGAAATCATCAGCACCCGCCGCCTGGTTCACATTATCCGTGCATTTAAAATCTTTGGTAAAAAAGAGATGGCAATGGAAGTCTGTGTGAATCGCTTTGATGATGACACCAAGCAAGCATTTATGGAACTCTATGACAAAGTAGATGCTGACTTTGACTACACTGCGACTGGTGAAAAGATGCCAATTGACGAGGAGGCACAGAACTGATATAATTATGGCAAACTCTTGGTCTTTTCTATACGACGAAATCCTAAAAATGGACAAACAAGATAGTGACTTCGGTTATGAATTTTTGATTAAAACTCCTATGAATAAAGATCCCAATCGATACAAATATGATGAGGATACAATCCTCAAGGAATTGCAAGATTATATCTCTGGCACGTACAACGCACATTACTCTGCCGGTGATGATAAGATTCAGACTCTAGATCTGATTGAAGCATGTGGTGATGGAGAAGCATTTTGCCGTTCCAACATCCTTAAGTATGCCTCTCGCTATGATAAGAAAGGCACTGCACGACGTGACATTATGAAGATCTTGCACTATGCTGTTCTTCTAATGCATTTCAATGACAAGAATGCAAAACGCGAAACTTATCCCCAATGAAACTGAAACCACACACTATGAACCTGTCTGATTCAACTCTTAACCTGCTGAAGAACTTCAGTACGATTAATCAGTCCATCCTTTTCAAAGAGGGTAACAATCTTCGCACTATTAGTGTGATGAAAAACATTCTTGCTGAAGCAACAATCAACGAAGAGATTCCCAAAGACTTTGGCATCTATGATCTGAACCAGTTCCTTAATGGTCTGTCTCTTCACCAGAAACCTGACCTTGATTTTGAAAACACTGGATATGTTGTAATTAAGGAAGGTCGTTCTCGCTCCAAGTATTTCTTTGCAGATCCTAATGTCATTGTGACTCCCCCTGACAAGGACATCACTCTTCCTACTGAAGACGTGTGCTTTGAACTTACTACTCAGCAACTAGACAAACTGCTTAAAGCAGCAGCAGTCTATCAACTGCCAGATTTCTCTGCCGTTGGTGAGAATGGTGTTGTCAAACTGGTTGTGCGTGATAAGAAGAACGAGACTTCTAATGACTATGCTGTAGTTGTTGGTGAAACAACCAATACTTTCTGCTTTAACTTCAAGGTTGAAAATATTAAGGTCATCCCTGGCACATATGAGGTTGTGGTCTCCCAGAAACTTCTTTCTCGCTTTACTAGTAAAGACTATGATCTGAAGTATTTCATCGCCTTGGAACCAGACTCGACTTTTGGTTAGGGGGCATAAAAAAGAGAGACTATGATGGACCTCTCTATGCCCCCTGGAGTAAAGTAGTAGCAGGAAAACGTAAATGAATTTGACCCCACAAGAAGTTGACCACATTATCACTTGCTTGGAAAGAACCTCAAGTTATACTATTGCCAGGAGTGAACAGATTGATCACCCTGGTATTTTTCATACAGAACTGATTGAAAAGTTCAAAAACTATCGCAATCGAATTCACTGGAAATGACTGCCCTGATTGAAAAAACAGACCCTCAGTATTTTGAGGTAACCTCTGACAAACTTTATGATCGCCACCACTATAAGGTGTTCAGTAAGACAGGTGACCACGTTCTCGTGGATAACTGGCAGGATGC